TTTCTTAATCTCTCCTCATAAATTTCGTTTCTAGTGTCAATATCAGATAGTTCTTTAAAATAATCATCTGTTGTCATCCAAGAGAACAAAATTAATGTGTCCACTAAATCGTCATTTTTACCAACATCTGCTTGATATTTATGACCCTTCGAAATAAAACTTGTTAATTCATTGATTGTATCAAAATCTTGTATGAAAATTTTATCTTCCTCGACTAAACTCTTAAGATTTAAACATCCTATTTTTTTAGTTGCCTTTGTTGTTCTAATTCCTAGTGTAGTTCCGCCTCTTCCACCAAAACCACCACTAACACTTTGTCCTTTTCTTGTGTCATTATGAATACTTATCATATTTTCATATTCTAACTCATGGTATAATATATCCGAAACTTGTTGTCCAACATCATTCACTTCTATCAAAACATAAGAGTCATTATATATCTGACACATCTTTTTAATTACAGTAGGATATACCATGGGAGGAATTAAATTCGACCTAAAAACTGCAACCTGTTTATACGGAACTTCAGACGCATCAAATATAGAGAATGCAGAATAATCTAATCCTCTACCTCTAGCTACATCTACTGTAGTAAAATATACTCTTCCTTCTCTAGGCTTCTCATATATTTTTAGACTTCCATTTTCTAATTTCTCAAGTGGATTTCTATATGCCAGAGTTTTTAATTTTGTTGGACTAATTAAAGTGTTTGAACTTCCTAAAAACTCAGTGTCAAATTCTTGTCTGAACTGTTCTTCAGATGTATTTTTAATTGTTGTTTTTTTCCACTCCTCATCCCTGCCTGGTACTTCACTCCAGTGTACAGAAATAGGATTATATGTATTTCTTCCTTCTTCTGCATCAACCCACAATTTATAGAAATGATTCATTCCTTGCGGAGTTGATACAATAAGAACTTTAGTTGATTCACCAGACGAAATTGTAGGATACACAGAATTAAAAAATTCCTCTGCAATTTCATTTGGAACGAATGCAAATTCGTCCAAGAAAAGAATATTAAAAGAACCACCACGAATTGCACTTGATGATGTTGCAGCTGCAAGTACCTTTGCACCGTTCTCTAATTCGATAGAACCTTTATTCCAAACCATCACGCCTTGTTGTAACCATTTTGGAAGATTCTCGTATGCTCTTTGTAGTCTACTTAATAATTCCCTTGCAGTAGCAAGTTTGTTTGCAAGTAATGCAACAGAAACATCTTTGTTGAAAAGAATATAGTGAAGAAAGAATGCAATACATGTAATAGACTTACCAGACTGTCTCCCAATTTTACAAATAGTAAATCTTTCATCATGAAATGATCTAATCATCTTTTCTTGGAATGGATATAGGTCAAAGTTTACCAAACCCTTATCAACATTGACAATCTTCATATATATCTTAATAAAATGTATAGGGTCTTCCATACACTTGACATATTCTGCGGCCTGTTCTTCAGTCCATTCAATCTCAACCCCAGCTGCTTTTAGATTGGGGTTGTTGTGATATACTTCACTCATCAGTATCTTCTTCTCTATTTTTACCTCTTAGTCTTTCTAAGAGTTCATTGGTACTTCCAACCAATATTGCGTTATTCACTACTTTTTGTGGAACTCCACCGTCTTTAGTGTTTTCTATTTTATTCATTGTCAATTGAAGTTCTATTAAATCTTTTGCTAAATCGCCAGTAGTTTTCAAAAGTCCTGCAGTCACTTCATATGCTCTGGGATGTTCACTTTCCCTTGCAATCATCATCAAATTTTGTAAAGATTCTTGTCCCATAGAAACTAAATCTTTTAAAAGTTCTCTGTGATATTGATAGTCTTCTTCAATATCTTCGTTTCTAGATTCTTTGTCTTTATAAATTTCTACATTATTTTTTTGACGTTCTATTATTTCTTGTGATTTCTTTTCTATTTTGTTATCGATTTCAAGAAACTTACTTAACTGCTCATCATCTAGTTTCTTCATTGTTATTCTCCAAAGTCTTCATTAAATGTGGTCAAAAATTCATAGTTATCTGTTTGAAGTGCATTACTAGGGTCAGTTGTTATTGTTGCTTCCGCATATGTTACTTCTGAACTATCTAAGTCGCCCACTGTTGCAGTACTTGTTCTAATGATTTTTTGTTCTCTTGGAACACCATAGAAAAATCCATTTAATGTAAATTCTAATGTCCACAGAAGCGCTCTTCTAGATAGAAAGTCTCCTTCATAATCATCCTCATATGATACAGAATTTAATGTCAGTCCTGTATCACGAATTACACTTAACTCATTCGCTTCTTTTATTGGTATATTAAAGGTAGGAGTAAAGTACGGTAATATTTGTTCTACTATTTGAGTTGCATCATCCGCATTTTTTGCCATCACTGTTAAAGTGAATCCAACATCATATGGTACTGGATTGTACACATAGTTTTTAGTGTTTGGGTCTGCAGAATTTGGTTTAAACATTTTTTGTGTCTTGGAAAATTTTCTTTCTGGTGCATATGTAAACCCAGAAATTTCAAAACTCATTCTAGGTAAAGTAATTGCAACAGAATCACCAAGATTTCCTGCTGGTTGATTTATTCTTGCCAGATATTTTTGTGATGGCCCATATGCAAGAGGAACTTTAATTGTTTCTAATACATCTCCATTAGCATTTCTTCTATCGATAGTAATGTCATCGAATATAGAACCAAATGCAATAACATAGTTTCTAATTGTACTTCTATAATATGGACTATTACCTAACATTAGTAATCCTCACTGAATGGGTTTCCAACAGTAAAGTCGATAACCTTTTCTACACTTGAACTTGAACCAGTGAATACTGTGTCTTGTCCAGAAGTTCCATCTGTGGTATCTGTTGTTTTGTTTTCTGTATATACAATCTGTTGCGTTGCGCCCAATAGATAATTTGCACCACTGTCTCTACCAACAGTATTTGTGTTTTGTGCAAAACTCCCTGTAAGGTTTGAAAGTTTCAAAACCTTAGTTCCAGAATTCCAAGTTTCTACTGTACCTGTTGCTGTTGCTGAATCGAAGTTTGCACCCTGATATACTATTTCGCCTACGATAAAATCACCAGTTCCAGTACCCAAAGTTAAATCGACAGTAACAAATGTTTGTTGTTGAATATCATCAATCTCATCAATTCCTGTATTAAACTTTTCACTTGAGAATTCAAATGATTCTGTCGATAGTCTATAGACATATCTTTTACCTAATTGCCAGAAGGAAACTTCGTCTTCTACAAATTTAATTTCATATATTTTATCTTGTAATGGCCAATATACTAAGTCGCCTTCTTGTGGGTATTGGATTGTGGACTCTTCATCCCACCTTTTAATAGATACAATAAGATTTAATTGATCTCTAATTTCTAATCCAAACTTGGATAAGAAGTCTCCCTCTCCTTGGAAACCATCTGCATCTTCGATATACATTTCTATAGAAAATGCATCGTTAAATTCACTTATAGTTGACTCGTTAAAAACAGTATCTTCGTTTACATCGGTTCTTTTCAGATAATACATATCCTGTCCATGAATCTGAATCGATTCAGCGACAAGATTTTCTGTTAAGGATTGCTCTGGTGCAAATGATATAGTGTTAAAATACTGATTTGTAGCCATATGACTATCCCACCATAATGTCTACAGGAAGTTCATAACTTAAAGACATTTCTTGTTCCAGTTGTTCTATTTCTTGATTTGCTTCATCAATAATTCTGGAACCATTGAAAGTCACACCTCCAGGCATCGCAATGCCTTCGTACTTCGATAAATTCTCTCCCCATTGTTTTTTAATCAGTGCGGTTGCGTATCTTTTTAACCATCTGTCATTCCAAACATCTGTATAAACATTGGGATCAAGAACCCTCATTGCTTCTACAATAATAAACTCACCAACAACTAATGCTTCATCCCAATCAATATCAAGATGAAGTTGGTTTTGATGTCTGTTAAATCTGATAGGAACTTGTCCAGTAATCATATCATTGACTAATTGAATATGACTTTGAGTCAATTCATATGATAACATATCTGTACTTCTTAAATTATAAACATCATTTAAAAACATTTGATATCTAACATCAAACATATTTGTACTATGACTGAATTTTTCGTAAAGAGGAATTACTCTTTTGATTCCAATTACTAAGTCATTGATAGGAATATATCGGTTTGTAATATCGTCTTCAGTTATTTGGTGCTTGAGAAAAACATCCTCTACCGCATCAAAATGATAGTCACGATAAAACTCCAGTGCATCGTCTACACGATCTTCTACTTGTTCATCTGCGACATTTATCTGAATAACTGGAGAACCTAATTTTCTAAGACAATATTCTTTAAATTCAGCTCTAGATGTAACTACGGCCATGTCATACCTCTCTTTTGATATGACTATTTATATGTTTTTTAACTTAACCTTTTAGTGGTTCTGTTGGTGGAGTAAGTGTTGAGCCTGTTCCTGAGCGCAATGGTTGCGAATTCCACACTCCAACTATTGCATTATATGTGTAAATAATTGTTCCAATTTGAACTGTCTGTCCATCAGTAGGATTGTCTGATATTGAAATATGCATTTATTAAGAACTCCACGATTGAATTGGTCCTGTTCCGCCAGTGCCACCAGTTCCGCCAGTATCTCCAGTTCCGCCAGTATCTCCAGTTCCGCCAGTATCAGTTACAATTCTTGGATCATTTTCATCAGTTAGTTGTTTAAACGACTTTCTGCCATCTTTGTCAAAATATCCAATATCCGCAAAGTTGTATGTGATAAAATCAATTTGTTGAGCACTTGATTCGATCGGACTTGTACCAGATTTATCAGTTTCTGTTTTTATTATTTTTCTTGGGAATTTATATTCAATCGAATTTTCAGTTTCTTTTATGAGGAACCCTATAGAAGACGGAATATGACTAGATACCGAAAAGTGTTCGTCATTTCTATTAGTCATAATTAATTTTTCAGTTTCTACCGATTCAACAGAAATACTATTGGAGTTACTTAAAATTGCAACTGATTTTGGATTGGAATAACCAGTAGAAGAATATAATTTATTCGTGGTTATTCTTAAATTAGATATTGTATCTGTAAGAGCATCCATACTGGCCAATGGGTTAGAAAAAGTATGTTGAGTGCCGTAAAGACTGGTTAAATTAAAACCAGCGGTTGGAATTTTCTCCACATTAGTAGTAGGGAATGCAACACTTGTCCCCCAAACAATACGAACCGCACCAGTACCGCCTGGGCCGCCTCCAGCAGAAGTACCAGAGCCGCCACCCCCGCCGCCGTAGTTTCCACCCACAATATCACCGCTTGATATTGAACCATTTGAGATAGGTTCGCCTGCATGTCCGTCTTCTCCACCAGAACCACCTTTACCACCCTCGCCATCTGATGACACCGT